ATGTTCGTTGAATTGGTCTATGACAAACGTAATGTGGAAGGGTTGGATGGGGCCAGAGAGATTATCCTGGCAGAGCTGACGAAGCGAGTGCACCAGATTTTCCCTGATGCCGAGGTGAGAGTAAAACCGATGCAGGCGAACGGCTTGAATAGCGATGCCAGTAAAAGCGATCGGGAAAAGCTGAACCGCATGCTGGAGGAGATGTTTGAAGAGTCGGATCATTGGCTAAACAATTCTTAAATTCAATATGTTAATGGCTAAGGAATATTTTTAGGAATATTTTGTTGTCATTTTTGTTGTTGATGGTACTCTTATCATTATCATCAATAACAGAGTGCGAGTTATGTCCCTTATCTCTAAAGAAGAAGCGTTGCTGGAACTTGAACCCTATTTCCCTCTGTTGCGAAAAGCTGTACATGCTGCATGGAACTCTTGGGTTACGGGTCCAATAGCACCTCGCATGCAGCACAAGCGCGTCCGTGCAAATCTCGTATGGAATGATTATTTTTTCGAGATGATAAAAGAACTTTCAACAGGTGAACACAAAGGCATTAGGTTTGCAAAAATACCTTACAATCAAGGATTTGCAGTTAATGACAGATTCTTCATTAAGTTTAAAAAGGCAGACTCCAACTTCCTTTCCTCCAACCTTCAGACTCAATCAGCTATGAAATATCATGACCCAGAGATTGATATGTTTGGCGGAGAAGTTCGCTTAGAGTTGCTGTATGTTTTAGACGATGATGGGATCAACATTGACAAAATTGCAATTGTTCAAAGAAAAGACAAATTTGTCGCTTGGGCAATAGATATTGAAGGCGATAATGTTGCTGAAATTCCTCAAACACTTGAACCAAGCATAACCGAGACAGCTAAAACTGTCGCGAAAAAAGTTATCAAACCTCGCAAACATGCAAAAGAAAACGTGGTAAACAAAGATGGCACAAATTCCTGAATCTCTCTCTTTAATTAGAAATGAGATGATCGAGCTTCGCCGCAGAATGCTTGGAATCAGCCAAAAAGTTTTATCAGAAAAAGTGGGAATGTCCCAAGGAACACTTTCGAAGATAGAACAGGGGCTTAAAGCTGTAACACCAGAACAAGCTCAGAAACTTTCTGAGGCGTTATCATGCCCACTAAGTTTTTTTACGATGTCAGAACGCTTATACGGTGGACCAATTAGCGCGGCTCCAATGTATAGAAAAAAAGCATCTGTGGGTATAAAGGTTTTAGATCGCCTAATAGCAGAGATTAATGTACGAATAGCTCACATTAGAAAACTTCTTCAGTTCGTTGATTTTGAACCAGAGTTTGAATTACCTTCATATGATCCTGACGACTACAACGGTGATGCAACTGAAATTGCAAGAAATACGCGAAAAAGTTGGTATATGCCCGCAGGTCCGGTGAAAAACTTGATCGAGGTTCTTGAAAGAGCTGGATGCTTAATAATCGAGTGTGACATGGATGATACTGGCTTATCTGGGGTTAGCTACAACCTTCCAGGATTACCACCGATTATTTTCATCAACAGAAATCAGCCCCTTGACAGATATCGTTTCACACTAGCGCACGAGCTTGGCCATTTAGTCATGCATAAATCGCCTAATCCAAACATGGAGAGCGAAGCTGATGCCTTCGCAGCAGAATTTTTAATGCCTGCACGTGACATATCTCCCTATCTTCGTGATATGAGCATTGAAAAAGCTGCAACCTTGAAGCCTTACTGGAGAACCTCAATGGCCTCCGTAATTTTCAGAGCCAAAACTTTAGGATATTTAAATCAGGGACAAAATGAATATATCTGGCGTCAGATGTCTGCGCGCGGATACAGACTCAATGAACCAGTACAATTATCTCCTGATAATGAAAAGCCAACATTGCTAAAAGAGATATTTGAACACGTCAAACAAGAGCTTGATTATGACGAAAGCGAATTATCGCAAGTATTCTCAATACATTATGATGAAATAGAACAACTTTATCCTATTAACAAAAAAACTGGCTTAAGATTAGTGAAATAGAACCAACCCGGCCACAGCGCCGGGTCATTCTTTTTCAGGCATATTTAGCATTTTACGCAATTTTTTATTCATTTCTTTCTGCCGCCTCGAAAACTCCATTTCAGCTTCTACCTTTTGCTCTTTGCCTCTCAGCTTCGTTGGCTCGACTTCCACTGCTAACAAAGCAGCCTGACAATCTTCTTTGGTAAAAAGATACGGTGACTTGGGCCGATCACTAACTCGGTAGGCTTTGAGCCGGCCTTCAAGAACCCACTGCGTCACGGTAGCAGTTGAGATACCCAGAAGTTCAGCTGCTTCCTTTCTTGTGAGAGTTAACCTTTCCATCAATTCCCTCGCTATCTTGTTGGTATCCAACCATCCTTACACAAATCGCTTTATAGGTGTAAACATCATGCAAAAAACACGAACCGGCCTTGCTGAAGATTCTTTCATCGACATGCTTTACATGACAAATGACTCAGGGTTTACATCCCGTTACTTCTACAAACTTATAAATAACGGAGAATTCCCCGCTCCGATAAAACTCGGCAGATGTTCCAGATGGTTACTGAGGGATTATTCCGAATGGAAAGCCAGACATATTGAGAGAAGAGACGCGAGGCAAAGTAGCAAGTAAACTATAGCTCGGAAGCTTGGCATGAATACTGGGAATCCAGCAGCCGCCCGTTCTTGCATACGACAGGCGGCTGTTTTCTTTACGTAGCGGGTTCCTGCAATGCCACGTTCATCGCTACTTTCTGACGCAGATTCCAAATACAGTCTTCTGGCATATCCAGGCGAAGATCTATCCAGCGCCCATCAGGTATATCCATCGGGTCTCCAGCTATAATCATCGCTGTATCCACATCAAAACGGCGACGGAAAACCGAAATAGTCAGCATTCCATCATCGGCGCTTTTGATATCAACAAAGCACAGGAAGTTGCCATTGATATCTTGTGGGATCTCAACTGTCCATCCTTCGAGACTAAGGCCAGAGCTCCCCATGACACGATAAACGCCCTCCGTCTCTCTCGAAGCAGTTACTCCCTCCGCTTCCTCATTGCATTCAACCTCCCCCGTTCCGTAAAGCTTAACCACTGGAGAGGCGCGCTTGATAAAGCCGTTCGTGTCGACGGTAGTGTTTGTTTCACCCCACCATTTTTTCCATGTAGCTGCAGCTGGGTTTGCAGGATCGTAAACACCTGTCCAAAGGTTATTCTGGTTGAATGCCATCCCAAAGCCAGCATTTGAATAAACAGGTATTGAAATCAGCCCGATTATGGCGTTTCCACTTCCGGCCGGGACACCAATCGTAGCTGGAGCAGCACCATCCCCTCGCATACGATAAAGCCCACCACGATAACCATCCGTCAGACTTGCCAACTGAGTGGCTAAAGAAGCATCTGCGCCAACCCCAAATCCACCGACCTGAATGACGTTACCATTTGAGGTGCCAGCATCCTTTGTGGCACTACTTCCCAAACCGAGGTTTGTGCGAGCGTCTTCCTTAGTCTTTGCTCCGGTTCCGCCCTGGGCAACAGATAGCGCAGTAGTCAGCCCGGTTAGTTGAGTGATATCGTCGTTTGCCCCCTTTCTAGCCAGTCCCCCAATACCCGGAATGGTAACGGCGGCACCGTTGATGGTTACGGTGATCGTCTGGTTTGTTGAGGTGGTGGCGAACGTCTCCCATGCGCCAATATTCTCGTCATACTCATTAATGAGCTGGGACATGGCCTGTGCCAGCCCATCAACAGAGATAATGTCCGACACAAGAATGCCGTACTTCTGGCCATTCAGCGCCGGGGAAGCAGCTGGCGTTACCGTCAGGGACGTGGCGCTATTTACAGATGAAATCTGGAACAACTGCACCGGGTTCGACATGACAATAATCGTCTGCCCTGCGCGAATCTGGCTGACGGGTGCCGTCCAGTTTGTGCCGGTGCCGGTTGCGGTATTTCCGTTGATTGCGATAGTTCCGGTGTTATAGAGCATGTTTTCTCCAGGCAATAAAAAACCCCGCCAAGGCGGGGTTTGCTGTAATGCTAGTAGGTTTATTTACACGACGTGCTGGTGAATGTGTTCGCACTTACCCAGCTCCAGTTAAATGGATATCCGGCACGGTACTGCGTCTGATTGTTTAGTTTACGGACACCGTAAATCTGTACACTATTTTCCTGCCCGCCAATCAGCGCGGTTCCTGTACATACTGGTTGCTGCTTCTCAAGCACACCTGCACAACCGGACAGCACAATAGCCACAGTCATGCATAAAAATAATTTTTTCATTTTAATGATATCCCAGAGTATTCCTGAAGTTTCACAATAACAGCATGAGGAAAAGGGATATAATTGATTTAGTTGATCAATTTGATGAATCTGATCGTTTTAAGCGATCAATTAATCGTAAACGTCCAGCCTTGTAACCATCATCTGATTCCTCAGGTTGTGATAGACAATATCTCCGACACCAGTACCCGCAGACCCTAAAATAGGGTACGCATAACACCGCGTATTCCCACCCTCACCTTTTGCCAGCGCTTTAAATTCAGAAGCAAACGGCTGCGGTTGACCGCCTGTATTGATGACGCCTGTCACCGCCCCAAACGAGTCAGGCACACAACCCCATTTACCAGACAGTACCTGATTGATATTAATACCCGAAGATGCAGCAGAATTGGGATCTCCAAGTTTATTCATATCTGCCAGCGTCCTGGTTTCATTGGTCAGAATGCACTTCCCTGTAGCATCCCATATGGCAATGCCAAAGGCTGGCGGGGTTTGCTGGAAAATGGTGAAGAAATAGATCTCATAGCTACCAGATGCAGACCGACTAAACGTAACGCTGCATACTCCACCAGACACCGACCAGGAGATAGCGCATTCTCCAGTTGTGTATACGAAAGGGATAATGGGTTTGGTTGCATCATAGCTAACCGAGACGGTTAATGTTCCCCCCTGATTTGATGGAAGCGCCCCAGTTCTCTTTGTAAATAATGCTAACGGAATGCTGGACGGGGAAACCCAAATTTCACCACTGGTGTTAGCCAGTAAAACACCATAATCTGCCATTATATTTTCTCTGCTACCGCAATAATGAATGACCTGACTGCCGGAAATGTGTCTGCCCCGAACGTTGTATCATTTATTGCCTCAACAATAATTCTATTCCCAGAAACATAAACTCTTCGCCTCATGTTGCTGTCAAAGTTCTCGACGTTATTAACCTGATAAAAATTCAACTTACAACCAACAGGTACAACATAAGTAAACGATGCGACCTGCTGATTTTTTGCAAGTTCATTATATCCAATGACGGAAACAGGCTTTATTCCATAATTGTTAACTACACTATTTGCATTCCATGTCTGCACGCCGTATACAGCCATAATATTCTCCAGTTGAAACAGAACCTGTAACGGAAAATCTGTTTACCAGATTCCAGTTATTCTTCCGATCTGGACTCGCACAACATTATTGGAGTCCCGGACAGTAATTGTCTGGTTAGTTTGCTTCATAGAGCCTTCTCCTGCTGTCGAACCATAGTTCTCAAGCGTTCCCGTTTTGAAGTTTATGGAGAGCCCGGCTTGTCCCTGAACGTAATTCACTGAACTGAGTGTTTCTGCCAGTTTTGCCCGGGTAATCGTGGCATCCTGAATGAAAGTGTCACGGATAAACGTCTGACCGTTCTGGATAACAAACGGCAATGACACAGTGCTGCCAGCCTGGGTGGTAACTGCGAAACGGTCAGCCAGGAAGATTACCTGCGACTGCATGCCGTTCGGCGTATTCTCAACGCCGATCCCCATCCCTGCCGCGTAATACTGACCGTTACTGGAAACGCCCACCTTGATGTTGTACATCGCGCTGAGGTTATTGTTCACGTCGGCAACCGCCTTCGCGTTTACCGTAATGGCCGCAGTATTTTCTCCAGAGGTAACAGTCAGCGTGTTTATTTTCGTAGCCGAAGCCTGGGTGAAGTCAGCCAGCGTTTCGGTGAGGTCAGTGGCATTGGAGATATTCCCACCGGCTGACGCATCCAGCGTAACCAACGCGCTCGCTACAGCCGAACTGGCATCCGCAATAGTCGTGTCAATACGGTCAATGCTGGCGCTGTTTCCGGCGTTTGTAGCCGTCTGGGATCGACGACTGGTAACCTGGGCCAGACCACTCTGTATAACTGCAATTGCAGAGTTCTTCACCCCTCCTGTCATCCCGTCCATCGAAACCGATATCTGGTCAATCTTCACCTCGGCTTGCGCCAGACCATCAGCGTTTTCTTGAATGGCCAGAGCTTTCTGCTCAATGTCGTCAGCATTTTGTTTGATGTCGTCAGCCATGCCAGCAATTTTTTCATTACTGTCTACCGCGTTCTCGATCAGGTCTTTGAACGTATCGGACTCTTTAATTTCCTCAAGGATCACATCTGTGATGTCGGAAACATCAATACTGGCCTGACCTCGCACCCAGTCTGTATACCCTGATTCGTTTCCGGTCCTGTCCACCAGCTGCGCGCGGTACCAGAAAATCTGTCCCGCCTTTAGGCCCATCTGCTGATACTTGCGCTGTGGATAAGGCACGTCTGCCAGAAGAATTGCATCGTCTTCTGTCCCGGTCAGGCTGTACTGGATTTCCGTCTTTAGCGTGTCGCCAGTGTTCGCCGGGAATCCCCAGTTCAGTTCGATACCGAATACCACGTTATCAGAAGCGACGAAGCCCACCGGCTTAGGCGGATTACCAACTTTACCCGTGAGCGTTTTCTCTTCTGAATAACCCCATCCGGAGGAAATTTCTGCAGCGTTAATAGCCCGAACCCGAGCCAGATAACGTCCGGCGTAAATACCCGGAACGTCAAAAGAGGCGGTTGAGGTGCGCGGAACGTTAACCCAGTTTCCTTCGTTGCGTCGCCATTGTGCTTCATAGGCGATAGCATTCTGCGCCTGATCCCAGCTCACACGCATGGTTTCCATACTGATATTCTGCTGAACGATAGAAAATGAGCTGATCGCGATGTTGGCAGGCGGAGACTGGTTACCCGGCGGGATCACACTCACTGGCCGTTGGTCAATGATGGCTCCGGTATCGATACGGGCATATTTATCCGGATCGTGCCATGCGCCGTTAATCGAGAAAGTGCCATCATCGTTATCGGAGACGCTGACAACTCGATACTGCTGCGCGTAGAGCTCGTCAGATTCAACCACCCAAACAGCTTCGGCCTGTGGCGTCTCACTGTATGCCGTGGTGACCGTGACTGATTCACCGTTCACGGCCTGAATGGTCCTGCTCTGCGACGCTCCGGAGGGAAGATTGAGAATAAGGCGATCACCTGCTGATGCATCTGCCACGCGGTCAAGTTTGATAACGCGACCGTTAACGGAGCTGATTCGACCGCCCATAACCTTTCCGGAAAGCAGCTCGTCTGCCACGGCGATGATGTAGCCCGGCTGAGGAATGTTTCCGTCCAGCCCGACATCAAACGAAACAACGCGATCCTTGTTGTTGGTGAGAATACCCCAACGTCCCTTTCGGTTCGCTTCTGACTGTCTGGTGCAGCCAATGGCCGTCATTTCCAGCTGATTGAAGCCGTACCGCGCCACCAGCGCCTGTTCAAATACCGGCTCCATCGCGTCGGCATAAGCGTTACCCGGGTCTGACCATGAAACCAGCGCTGTGGTGTAGCGGCTTTTCGTGGTGCTGCTCGAATAAGTGAAGCGACCGCTAACAACGTTAGCGCGCGTGTAGCTGTAATCAACATCGCGCGGCATGTCAGCCAGGGCCACAATCTGATCCCCGCCCCAGTAGGTCATGCCACGGAAGATAGCAGCAAAATCACGCAGGACTGTGTAGGCATCGTTCCGGTCCTGAATGTACACGTTGCAGGTATAACGAGGTTCGGTACCGTTGCCACCTTTGCCGTCTGGTACCATCTGATCACAATACTGGGCAACCTGATAAAGCGTCCATTTATCAATATTCGCAGCGGTCAAACGGTGCCCGAGGCCGAACCGGTCAGAAACAACCAGATCGTAAAAAATCCACGCAGGGTTATCCGTCCATGCCCACTTAAACGCACCGGTCCATGTACCGCTATAAGTGCGGGTTTCAGGGTCGTAGGTATCTGGAACGCGGATAACACGGCCGCGCGGTTCGCATGAAATTTGAGGAATAGAGCCGTTGAACTGGCTTGAGTCGAATTCGATGTAAAGCAGCGCGGTGTTCGGGTAGCGCAGTTTGGCGTCAATCACCTCGGTGAAGCTCTGCAGCGTCATCGTGTCGCCGATCTTCGCGCTGTTGGCGTCAGAGGTAATCTTACGCAGACGTATTGTCCAGGTGCTGCCAGCCTGCGGTAAATCGATACGGTGGCTGCGCTCATAACCAGACGTCGTTTTGCCGGTCACGCTGGTATTGAGTACCGTCTGCCATGTGCCGCCGTCCGTCTGCAGGTCAATCGCATAATTGACCGAATAACCCACCAGATCGCCGTCGTCCTCCTGTTTGAAAAGCGAGGGCCATTTCAGACGCAGGCGAACTGCTGAAAGCTGCGTATTGGTAAACGTGCGTGTCCAAGCTGTAGCGCTTGATACCTCAGTTCCTACGCTGATTTCGTTTTCGGTACCGGGAATACCCTGAATATATTTTTGCGCCTGCGTTCCCGCGCGAAACTCCCACGTTACGCCGCTGAAGTTTTGGGAGCCGTCAGCATTCTCCAGGGCTGTTCCGTCCAGGTAGATATCTTTGCCGGTTAGCTGACCTGCAAACTCCCCTTCGCCAAGCGCAACGAGGATTTTTGCCTTCGCTACAGATTGCAGATCATCAGGCTGTTCGGTAGGGGTTCGTGAACTGGAGCTGCCGCCCTTGCGGCCCTTTAACACTTTATCTGTAGCCATATTGCGCCCATAAAAAAAGCCACCCGAAGGTGGCCAGAAAAAAGGTTAGTTATCTACTGCTGATCTTCGACATAAATTCCGGCAGAAATAATCGCTCCGCCGATTCGACGCTTACCATAAAGGAGCGGCACCGGGTAGCCTTGCGCCGCGGTGTTTGTTACACCACCGAATGCGTAGGATGCGCGGTTATCTGCACTTTGTTTGCTGGCTATGCCTGATGGCTGTGGTGAAAGAAGCTGAATAACCCCACCGAGGACCAACGAGGCGCCAGTGGCTGCAGCAAACCCCGTGAATCCACCAGCAGCGAACGCAGCACCAATACCGCCAGGGCCAGTCAATACAGCTGCAGTGATAAGCACGGCCCCCAAGATCGTCTGCAAAAGACCAGCTTTTTTACTTCCAATTACTACAGGGACAATCCGGATCACTTCACCAGAAACGGGAAAGCCTAAATCATCCAGACCTATATTTTTCTTACCCTTAAAAACAGCATATGTTAATCCCCTCCGCTGGCTGGAGATCATGAACTTCTCAAAACCATCCAGTGTTGCCGCCAAACTGCGAGTAGCTTCGCTGGTCTTACTAATAAGCCGATAGTGCATTTTCCCAAATGTTTTACCCAGAATGCCTCCGAGTTCAATTTGAGTCATATTTTCTGTCATATGAACCTCGAAAATTGACTAATTAGAGCAACATAAATTAGTCACAGACTGTTTCCCCTCCAAATATACTGACAGCGCTATGACAAGCATCACCGTTGGAATCTATTGTGTGGGCCTCTATGCTGCCATCAGGATTAACTACGCTATATGAATCAATCCCATGCTTTTTGGCATAAGCTTTATGCGCTTCATATTGATTTCTTTTAGACTCTTCAAGCTTACGATATGCATCAGTAAGATTTTTGTCATAGAGCGCTTTAGCTTCAGAGTTTCCCCCGTTAGCGGCGGCTTTCAGATCACACTGAAAAGGAATGTAATCAAACAAATAAACGTCGGAAGGGTTGTTTCTTAAAAGCATCAAATTACTTTCATGAAGTGCTTTCACATAATATGATTTTTTACTGCAAAGAATATCAGCCCTATCTTGCGCAGCATTTAAATTTTTAGTGCTGAATATTTTAACTAGTCCACTTTCATGATCGATTTCATCTGCTGGTCGCGCTCTTTCAGTGCAGCCAAACAAAAATGTGACAAACGCTAAAATTAAAATATTCCTCATTACATCATCCCCTTGTTTAAATTAAGAAGAGGTTAGCACAGAGATTTGTAACGTAGAATCTTCATCGTCCTTTCCTGCCAGTAGCCCCCATACGGCACGCGCTGGCTCAGATGTCCGTACAGGTGGTGCAGCAGCATATTTCCCTCCAGCAGAATTCCCGCGTGATTCCACTTATCGGCCTGGACCTGCATGATCACCATATCGCCGGGTTTCGGTGGCCCGTCGAATTCACGGAATCCGCACTCATACCAGCAATCCTGATAGAAGTTGTCCGGATAGTCGTTTTCCCACCAGGGATAATCCACCCGGTAATCGTGGAGCTCGATACCATGCGTTTGCCGGAAATAGCTCATTACCAGCCCCCAGCAGTCGAAGTGTCCAAGCACAAACGGACGCTCCAGCAGCGGCAGTTCTCCGCGCGGCTGGATGGTGCGTAAATCCCCCTCCGGCCAGCTCACAATATGCCAGGGTAAAAGCGTTGCGTCGCATTGCGCTTTATCCAGTTCGCTCGGTTGCGTTGTGGCGTCAGGGTGACTGTGAACGATGGCGATCACCGTTCCCCAGTCCTCAGCAGCTGCGTAGTCTTCGGGGCAAAGGACAAAATTGTCCTCCGGCGCCGCGGCAAGATTCCGGCACGGGAAATAACGTTCAACGCGGCTTTTCTGCACCACCACGCCGCAACACTCATGAGGATATTCAGCTGCAGCATGCGCCATAATCGCATCGATGGTTTTCTGACGCATATCAACTCCTGATCAAAGACGTGCCCGGGAAGCCACCAAACGAGAGTTCGTTATTTTCGCCGAATCGGAGTTTGCAGGCCGTCAGCGTGCCGTTGCATTCATCCAGCGACGGATCGCTTACCGGGTTGTTGTTTTTGTCAAAATAGCGGGTGCCGGCATAGTCGCAGCCGTCGCCGGTACGATATTTATTCCGGATGCACCAGGTACACAGGGAATGAAGCTGTCGCGTCGGGATCATTTGCCCCTGCAGATCCATCGGGCTGGACAAAACAAATTCAACGGTTTCACCGGCAAGCTCGCCCGTTTTCCCGTCGATATACCAGACCTGCAGCTTTTCCTGAGTCGGGTCTGCTGTGGGGTTGCCGTCTGCGAAATTTCTGGCATCGAGATATTTCTCTTTTGTGTCGTGAATAGTGACTTTCGCCTGCAGCAGATCGTCATACGCAAGACACAGGGCTGAAATGGAGCTTTCGATGTTCGCAACCGTCAGGGATGGCGTTGCATTGCTCCCACTGGTTGATTTCTCCAGACCTTCCAGTTGATATGGCCAGGCGGCATATTCATTTCCCTGCCACCAGATTGGTTTCGCCGGAAGCCTGGACTCATCCCCACCAGCGGCGATGATTTCCGCTTCTGTGTGGGGAATGCTGTAATTGTGAAAGCGGAGAACGTCCGTTAGCCCAAAGGAAGAACCGTCCACCTCAATCAGACGAACATCGTTTCCGGATTCAAGCTTCTGATAGTCTGCGTTTAAGCTCATGGTTTAAATGCCTGGATGAATGTTGCTTCAAGGTTGAATTTCCCCGCGCCCAGCCCTGTGGGTTTAAACGTTTCGCAACGGTACAAACCCAAAGGTTCAAGCGGCGGCTTCCACTGGAAGGCTTTCGTTCCTTCATGCCTGTCGAGGAAAGACTTAATGGCAGAAATGTAGGTTTCGTTGCCAGTGAAGTTAAGCGTCCACTGCTGAGTTCTGGTGTTCAATCCATCCCCTGAAACCTGCTCATATCCATCACCAAACTGTGCTTTCCTGACGCGGAAATTTGTATCAGCCTCCGCGTTAATTCGTGGGCACCAGGTGAAAGTTTCAATGGCCATAGTTATCGGGTTCCTTTCATTGCGTTCCAGATGTCACCGCCGGGGCGGATATCACGCATTACATTCTGCTTATATCGCTGATCGACAAATTTCCCGACTTCAGCACCAAATTGCTCAAGGCCTGGTGAGGTTTGCGTTGAGGTGTTGCCGTTGCCATCGATAGTGATATAAACCTGTGGCGCCGACGATACGGACTGACCGCCGCCACCTCCGACCGCACGAACACCGAGAGAACCATCCGGCGCGCGGGTCAGTGGCATGATTGCCTCCGGGCCGGCCTCGCCCATGATTCCGGCCCCGCCTTTTGCGAAAGCGAACATGGTGGGGTTTCTGACGATCCCATTACTGAAAGCGCTTAAAGATGGAGAGTCATAAACTCCGCCTTTGGCGTTAAACTGGAAGCTCGATCCGTAACTGGAAACCGCCGTACCGGTGCTGGCTGTTGCTCCCGCCCCGCCCCCGAAGAAGCTGCCTACACTGCCGATGAGTGAGCCAAAGATGCCAGAACCGGACGAGGAACCACCCATCGCGCTGACCACCGCCATCTGCAGAGCCACTTTTTCGATGATCTGCAGGACAGAAATACCCCACGATTTCCAGCTAACTTTATTTCCTTCGAGCATTGAGGTGACATTACCAAACGCGCTGTCTAGTGTGGTTTTCACCCCGTCAGAGACCGTGCCGGATACATTACTGATTTCATCAAACCAGTTGGCATAGCCGCGTGATACTCCAGACATCCAGTCCGCTTCAGCTGCGGCTATAGCCTTGTATTTCTTATCCAGAGCATCCAGGGCCGCTGCGCGCTGTGCGATGGCCTCGGTACCGCCGTCCGTTTTAGCAAAAACACGGTCGATCTGTTGCGTCTCGTCGAACCGGCTGCGCTGACGATCGCTCATGCCTGCGGTTTCGGTTGTCAGCGTCGCCTCATCCCTGAACTTTCGGGCCGCTTCGGTTAAATCCTTCAATGCATCGGCTTGTTCGCGCTGCTTGCGCACGTTCTCGTCGGCTTTTTGCGTCCATTTTGCCAGCTCTGCTGATGATGCCTGGATTGCCCTGCGCTGCTCATCGGTCCATTTAGTGCCTGCCTGGTGCGACGCCGCGTAAAGCTCGGATGCTTTTTCGCCTTCCGTCGCCCTGACGCGTTGCACGTCGATAGCCACACTCAGATCGGCCATTTTACGGGAATACTGTTCGGCGGTGCTGGCCGCTTCGCGCTCGGCTTTACTCTGTGCTTTCGAGGCGGCAGTAGAGGTTTTTTTTGCCTCCGCAGCCGCAGCATCCTTTTTGGCTGCCTGATCCTTGTTGTAGATGTACTGTGTGTAAAGCGCCCCCGTCAGCTTCAGGTCTTCTGCTTCGTAGACGTGCTGCTGATGGAGTTTCTCTAAACCGCTTAGGCTGGCCAGCTCATTATCGCGGCGCGAGCGCTCCAGTGCGGTTTGCTGTTGCGGCGTTGCGTTAGCCAGTGAGACGACGGGCCCGGCATATTGCGGCGGCTTGGCGCCAGCGGTCGCTGACATCGAGCGGTTAAGCAGGTCATACGCACCTTTCAGGATTGATACGGCACCAGCCTGTTCGATAGCCTTTTGCGTGGCCAGATCACTGGCCTGGTTAACCAGCTTCTGCGTTTGCTCGACTTTTGAAGCTGCCTGTTCGCGCTGGTACTCCAGCTGGTTCAGCTTATCAGTCAGCTCGATGTTTTTGGCCGTTATGTCGGCCTGGTCCATGAAAGTGTTAATCAGGGTCAGCGTCGGATGGCGGTTGTAGTCCTGCTGGATTTGGTCAACCGCCTTAAGGCTGTCTTTCACCTTAGCGATCTGAGAGTCGAGGTCGGCCAGGTCCTGTTTTTGCGCCTGTAAAGATGTACGGGCATCAGCCGCGGTCGAACGCAGGCCAAGCACCGACATCTGCTGGAGCTTGGTGTTGATCTCGTCGAGGTTGTTGGCAAAACCTACCGCCTCACGGTGCACCTGCTGGGTATGCTGATACAGTCCATACATCGCAGCACTGGCACCGATAATCACTCCCGGCCAGCCACCGAGAATGCCCAGCACTCCGCTACCCAGCCGGGACATTACCGAGGCTGTATTGGTGAGGTTGTTAACGGCAGAAGTCCTGCCAGCAAGCGCCGTATTCAGTGATGCCTGAGCTGCAGCAAGATTTCGCTCCGCGACAATCTGAGCCTCAATACTCGTCGCCGCTGCACGCGCCTGTTGAGCGCGGTAAACAGCCTGGCGACCAGCAGCAACGCTAACCTGAGCGCCGCGAACCTGTGCCTGCGCCAGCGCGACCTCGGCGGCCGTATTAGCGAGCACTGCCCGGGTTGACTGAGCAACGCTGCCGACCATGTTGCCAAAATAACGAGCGAGGCCAACACCAACCAGAATGCCTGCGGTGTTCGCCACATCATCGATGTTATTCGCCAGACCATCCAGCACGCCGGAAAGCGTTGATGATGCGCCGACCGCATCGTTCGCCCCGCCAACCCATGCAAGGAAGGCGTTTTGCACTTTCTGTGCAGATCCGCTGATGGATGCAGGAAGGGTGTCGAATTCTTTACGGAGGATCTCAACGTTGGTCAGCAGCGGGACGATCTTGTTGGTCGTCAGCTCGCCGTTGTTGGCCATATTTCGCAGGCCACCAACAGTGGTACCCAGCCCATCAGCCAGCAGTTTCGCCAGGCGGCCGCCGTTCTCCATGATGGAGTTAAATTCTTCGCCTCGCAAAACGCCTGAGCCAAGCGCCTGGCTAAGCTGGGTGATAACAGAACTCGCCTCTTCGGTACTGGCGCCAGACAGCTTCAGTGAGGTTGCTACGGTTTCCGTAACTTTTGCGACGTCAGCAGAAGCGTAACCGGCATCACGCAGGGACTGTGCAATTCTGCTGTACAGGTTGCTGTTTGCCTCAAGGGATGTTCCGGTGCGCTGGCTAATCTCCATCAGCACGCGCTGGGATTGCACGTAATCCTCGCTGGAAGAGGACGCAAGGCGAAGACGCCCATTCAACTGGTTCCACGTGTCGGCAAACTGAATCAGCTGATGTGTGGCAAATGCGCCAGCCCACGCACCTGCAAGCCCGGCAGCAGAGGATCGTACTGTTGCTAGCTGAGAGTTCAGGTCAGCCAAAGACCGCTGAGTTTCACGCGTGGCCGCTGCAGCTTTTTTCCCGCCCTGTTCCATAGTGCGGTAGTAATCCGTTCCCATGCGGGACGCTCTGGCGATCTCTGACTGGAAAGAAGATGAGTTCGCCGAAATTTTGATGATTAACTCGCGCAGCGTTGCCATATTTCACCCATAAAAAAAGCCCGCAGCCGCGGGCGTCAAAGACCGGATATCCAATTTTCGAGTTCTGAGACTTCAGCGCCTTCTTCCTGCTCACCCCATTTCAGCATCACGTCAGGAATGGTGAATTTACCGCCCTGAGAGTTCAGCATTGCAACGGAGATCTGCGCCGCCTGAGCATCGGCGCGCCAGTCACCAATCGGACTGATGCGGTCGAACTCGATCCACATTTTGAGCTCGCTGGCGGTCATGGTCTGGCGCAGTTCGTGGAGAGTACGCCCCAACCGGAGCGCCAGCGACATCAGGAAGAAGGTCAGCGGCTGCTTTACGGCTTTCCCGCTTCTTCCTGGCTCATACCGAGGTTGAGGGCCTGAGCCAACAGTCGGGAGTGCACAGGACCATAAATTTTAGATACCTGCTCCTGATCCTCATCGCTGAATACGCGCTCGCCGTTTTCATCCAGCAGAACGTCAATAAACAGAACCACATCAGCCGCTTTGTTACGCAGAAACTTTTCCGCCTCCGTCAGCGTCGGTGCCTCTTCGCCCTCGGCGAGCTGGGGATTAACGATCTCCCGGAATTTCACCCATGCATCGCCAGAGGGTTCACGCAGCGTTACCTTTGCACCATCCCATTCAGGGACCGTGATACCTTCTTTGGTGCGATAGGCTTTCGATGCTGTAAGCGCCACGTTGCGTAATGAATTCTGTGATGTTTTTTGCGGCATTTCATTTTTCTCTTGTTACATGATCGGAGGGATAAAAAAAGCGGCCGAAGCCGCTCAGGAACCAGACGCGTAGATGCGTTTAGGTTTGCCGCGTACACGCAGAGAATAGGTAGCGCCAACAACGGAAGATGTTGCGGCAGACCATGAGCTCTGGCGTACTTCCACCAGCACGTAGAAACCGTTGTCAGACGGGAATACCACACGCAGCGCACGCAGTTCGTCATTTTCGTAAGCGGTCTGCAATGCCTCCTGTGCTGCTTCATCGCCAACCCAGTTACGGGTAATACTCATTTCCGCAGGTGCCGCCAGCCCGTTGGTTTGCTCCTGTTCAGTTGAGCACAGCGTGGTTACGTCGATATCCCCTTTTTGACCGCCCGTGAAGGTGATCTCCTTTGTTGCACAGGCCGCTTCCAGCCAGGTAATGCCCTCCCCCGGGAAACCTGAGGCGTTAAAATCCTCGGCGGTTACGGGTGCGTCGGAGACGGCAAAGGTCATCCCCTTTGTGACTTCATACTTACTGGTCATGGTTTCTCCAGTTAAAAAAAAGACCGCCTAAGCGGTCTGTTATGGTGGGTAAGGTTAAACGGTTACCTGAAATTCGAGCGTCGCCCGGTGATATCGCAGATCAGGCTCATAGCCTGGCGTTTTAACAATGCTTTCCAGCTTCAGCACCTTCAGGGCATCAAGCGCCATATTTCTGATCGTGCGCGCTTCAGTGATGGTGCTGGAATACACATCAACCTGCACGGAAACGGCTGATTCAGCCTGACCACAGAGAACGTCAGCGGCCACGTCGGTAATAATCGAGAAAATTACCCAGGGCGGCGAGACTGAAGGCTTCCCGTCACTGCCGAGCGGCGCAACGTAAGGATAAACCTGCCCTCCGGCCAGCGACGCCAGCAGAGGATAGAGATCGTCTTCCGTCATTTGCTTAATGCCTCGTCAATGGCCTGGTTCATGCGCCTGATCGCAACCTCCGTCGCCTGCTCCTGGCGAACATCGAACGCGGGACGAATGAAAGGGTGCGGTGGCATGTTAACGGTACCCATTTCAACGAATCGCCAGTAAAAGGCGTTTCTCGGGTCGCTGGCTTTCATGGTGTTGTCGCTATTACCGGTTCGCATGTTGCGGCCACGGATGTGAATACCGGAAGAAATTTCCCCGCGGCGGCGGCTTTTTTGGGTCACCACCACCACGTTTTTTTTCAGTTTTCCGGTGCGTACCGGTGCACGTGCGATCACTTCTTCCTTAAGCACTTCGGCGCCGGCGCGCGTGGCATCACGCAGAACCTTATTGTTTTCAGCACGGCTAAGCGCCTCCAGGTCCTTTGCTATGTCATTCAACCCGGAAAAATCGAGGCTAGTCTCAATCATTTTTCGGCTCCATGTTTGCAAAGAATTTCGAGCTGAATACCGCGTGAATCAGGAATCGGTGGGCCAATGATATTTAAAATGGCTCCTTTGAACGGGCCGGTGACAACCCTGAGTCTGGACGCTGCAGTAATATCGCTACGAAATCGTGTCCATACCCTTATAGTGGCAACAGCGGTTTCAGCACCAGCGGCTACCAGTTCACGCCCACTGATACCTTTTACCTCTGCCCATGTTTCTGCGCCGTCATGCCATGATTCAACAGGCTGACCAGAAGGATCTCTGGATGTGTTGATATTCTGAATCATCACCCTGTCTCTCAGTCTTCCTGCCTGCATTAAATCCTCCTACACCCCGTAAATTCGATACGGCTGCAGCAGGGATTCAACTGCAAGCGGTACCTCTGCAACAGTCTGCCCAACGGCTACCGATTCACGGTTGGCGTACCAGTGTCCGATCAGCAGTAACATGGCCGCTTTAACATCATCATTCAGTAGAATCGGGTCCGGGTCGTCTGCATAGCCAGGGGAGCTTTGATTTTCATAGAGCGTTCGCCGTGTCCAGGTCTGGACGTACCGCGCCGCCGCACCGGTGTATAAAGTCAGCAGGGCATCGTCGCCGGAAAAATCGGTATCAATGCGGCAGTGCTCTTTCACCACATCAAGATCGACCATTATTTTTTCGCCTTCTTGTCGGCTTTTACTTCCGGCTGCTGCTGTTCCTGCTGCTGTTCCTGCTGCTGTTCCTGCTGCTGTTCCTGCTGCTGTTCCTGCTGCTGTTCCTGCTGCTGTTCCTGCTGCTGTTCCTGCTGCTGTTCCTGCTCTGCAGGATTATCTGATTCATCGAGCATCGCATAACCTTTTTTGATGAGCTCGCGACCGTGCTGCTCCAGCGTTTCCAGCTGAAGTCCTTCAGTAACGACGGTACCGCCGAAATAAATCGGTTTAAGTGCGATCAGTTTCATTTTCCCACCTGTAAAGCGGCCCGAAGGCCGCGGAGTTAATTAGCTACCAGCACCGGTGCTGAATGAACCATACACGAATGCTTCAGGACGTTTGACTGCCAGCGCCAGACGCTCTTCACAACGGATGGAGATCAGGTTTTTCTCGAAGTCGTCGGCGTTCTCCGTGGAGATAACCACGTTCGCATCTTCGCGGTCGAAGATTTGCGCGCCAGCGTTGAAGGCACCAGTCAGGAATTTACCCTGGAAGGCTGCCGCTTCCGTTGCAACAATCGGCAGGCCCCACAGAGTCGGACCAGTCAGCGCTGCAGGGTTAGCCAGGATGTAGCGACCCAGGCTGTCTTTGGTCAGCTCGATCCGCGCCCAGTCAATGAAGTGAAGCACATGGCCGGATGCCGGGAAGCGCGCCAGGTGCGCCTGCAGCATTGCCAGACGCAGATCGTCAATACCGCTCTGCTGTTCTACAGTGAATGCTGGATCAAACGCCGATGCCTGAGGAACGATGCCATGCAGATGCACACCGGTGCCGTCACCAAAGAGAATTTCCTGTTCTTCGACATATTTCAGGCCGTAACGCATCTCAACGTCCACCGTAGACTGAAGTTGAGCAAAGTCGTCAAGGATCTGCTTTGATGCTTTAAACATATGCGCGATGGTTGTCACCGGAGTGATTTTGGTTGCGAATTCAATATCGCTGTACGGCTTAGGAGTACCTTCCGGAACTACTTTCGCTGCATTGGTAAATCCAGTTTGCTGTACCCAAAAAATAGCCGGGGAAGATGTGCGACCAGGCGCGATAAGGTCACGGATGAAGAGACGCTGTTTTGGAGCGGTATCGATGCCAGGTAGGCGCTGTGGTTCAACCACTCCATCGGCTACATCAGTTGAAAGCAATGCTGCCTGGACAGGGATGCTTACGCGCTTATTGCCTTCAACGCTAGCTGCAAAGGCTTTCAACGCCTCGCTACTAATCACCACCTGACCAACAGTTTCAGTCACCTTCGCTGCATTATTCAGTGGCATCTGAGCAACATGTTGCTCCAGTTCGCCCATAGCTGCCTTCAGTGTTTTCTCTGCTTCGCGCAGGGCGTTGAACTCGGAAGCCATTTTATCAACAGCTTCCTTAGTTTCTTCTGACAGCTTGCCGGATTTCTGCGCTTCTTTGAGTGCGTCTTCTGCTTTCGCGTTGAATTTGCCGGTTGCTTCTTCAATGCTGGCAGTGACTTTTTTCAGAATATCGTTTACTTCAGACATAAAGGGTCCTTATTTGACTAACGCCGCAAGGGCGCTTTCAAGTGAATTGATGGTTTCAGGTTTGATATCTTCGGCAGCGCCCGGCGTACCGTCATTGGGGGTGACAGCGCCAGGCATGCCACCGGATAAGGCTTTGATGAGTTTTCGGCGCTCAGAGCGCGGAGTGTTGGTCTTGGCCAGTAGCGCATCGAGTTTGCGCAGTGCAGCGGCTGGAGATTCATCACCATCACTGACAGCATCAGCAGAAAGCAGGCTATCTGCTAACCCTTTCGCCACGGCATCACTGCCACCGATATAGCTTTCAGCATCCATCAGCTTCTGCACGGCGGTCATATCCAGGCCGGAGCGTGCCGCGTAGATATCAGCCATTGAGGTATCGAATGGCTCCAGTGACTGTGCCAGTTCAGCAAAGTCATGGCGGTTGCCCATCGCGTATACCCAGCAGTTGTGGATCATCAGGAAGGCACCACGGCCAATCTGAATATCATCCCCGGCCATCGCAATTATCGAGGCGGCACTCGCGGCAATGCCCAGAACCTTTACCGTCACACGGCCTTCGTATTCGCGGAGAAGGTTATAAATTGCCAGGCCTTCGAACATGTCGCCGCCCGGTGAGTTGATATTCACCGTAACGTCTGCACCGTTCATCGCCCGAAGTGCACCAGCAATACGTTTAGCTGTCACCCCTTCGCCCCAGTAGTCCTGCCCGATAACATCAAAAACAGAAATGCTGTTATCGTCGGCGGCCGCCGCTTTGATCCCGCCGTCCCAGCGGTCCAGTGCGGAAGGTAATGTTTCACAGGTAACGCGCGCGCAGGGGCGACCCGCCGGTGCTACCGGAAGTTGTTTTTTGCTCATCAGGAAAGTGCTCCTAAGCGGCCTGTTTCAGCGGAGATTGTTCAAATGAAATGTCGGGGAATACGTGGTTATGCAGCTCTCGAAGGGCCAGAGCCTGAACGGCAGGATTGCTGCTTTCGAGATTTTTCAGTTGCGTCAGGTTGAGCTGAACGGTGTAAATGTCACCACCTTCAATCGGTGGCATGTTCTCAAGACGACGAACGTCATTGCGGGACATCCAGCCATTCTGAAGCGCGCTGGTATAGTAAGCAGCACGGCCTGCGCTGTCGGCGCGCAGAAGCCCTTCTACAGAAAACTCCGCAAACACTTCGTCATCGCTGTCGAGTAAGCATCGGCCAATTTCCTGCTCGATGTTCACCAGCAGAGGGCGCAGGGTGTGCGTCAGGAAAAGAAGGTTCATGCCCTCCAGACTGGAAGCCCAACTACTCTGCTTGGTCGTATGCCCAACCATATAGGGCGGTACGCGGAACCAGCGGCAAATCTCTTCAATACTGAAAGATCGACTTTCAAGAAGTTGTGCCGCCTCCGGGTTCATCGTTACATTCTGGTAAGTCAGTTTGTTTTCCAGCACCATCAGCTTTCCGGCGTTTTTTGAGCCGATAAATGACTGAAGGTTCTGGCGCAGACGATCGCGCTGTTCTTTCGTTAGCGCATTCTCAGAGGACAAAAAGCCGGTGCTCTGAAGTCCATTTTCAAATATTTTTGCAGCCGCTTCATCAACTGACATTGCTGCGCCAAATACGTCAACACCCGCCATCGTCGGCATCATGCCACAGACACCATCAAGGCCAAATCCGCGGATGTGCATCATATTTTTGACAGGAATAATGCGTTCCGTTCCATCTTCGGTGTATTTGTATTGCAGCGTACCGCCAGAGAGTCTCTTCACTACCATATTTTGTGGAAGCAATGGCACCAGCGATACCAGGCGGTTTGCGATGAACTTTTTCTCTACGAAGGCGTTCCCGCGCAGACAGATACTGGCGACAACCATCAACATAAAACGGGATGGTGTCATTTCTGAATTAGGACGACGGCACAGCACCGAATAGGCAGGATGGTCTGTCGCTGCCTTTCGCGAGCCATCAGGCTGTCGCACGTATATTTTCAATGGGAGTGTCGAAATCGACTCGCTTAATAGCCTGACACACGCCCAGACAGCAGAGAGCTTTATCGCTTTATCAGCGGTGACCACCTTGCCACTGCTGCTGGTGCCATACCATTCGCGCCAGAATTCACCTGTCGTAAGACTGATTGGCACGCCCAGCCAGTTTAACAGGGCGCTTTTTACGCGCCCGGGTTGCTTGTTCTTAGCCATCAAATACCCACTATGATCGGTTCGTCAAAAAAGCCCTCAATATCTTCGTCATCCTCTTCATCACCTTCAGCTGCGCCAACCGCCATCGCGCCAGAAACAACGCCGTCAATACGGCCATTACTTCTTCGCTTGCTGAATACCCGGTTACCGTTTTTATCCTCTTCAATAACGGCGTTCGCCGCACACCAGCGCAGGCAGGGATTAAGAGCAATGCTGATCCGCTTCTCCATAATCAGTTGCTCGAACAGCTCAATGGAATGCGGCATCCACAAACCTGATTCAGCCGATTTACCAAACCCCTGCCCGTGCGGTACGAGAGGAACCGTGACACCTTCGTCATCCAGTTCAGGAGTCAGGTAGTCAATGTGATAGCGGTCGAAAGCGACTTTTCGTATATCAAACATCGCAGCCAGTTCAGCCATGCGCTTAGCGACAAAGCCGTAGTCAATGGCTGTCCCGGGAGGAGCATGGATATGACCATCACGCTCCCAGACATCATAAGGAACACGGTCAACGCGAGCGCGATCGTATAAAGTATCTTTCGGGGTCCAGAACTCTGTCAGCATTACGCTGATGTCAGGAAAATAAAGAGAAAGTGATGTAAGGTCCCGCTTGCCAGATAAATCCAGCCCGCCATAGCAGGTTTTACCCCGCAACTGCTCAATACTGATGTCCTTTTCACAGGCCATCCAGATATCGCCGCTGATCCAGGGGTTCTCTGCATCCACCCATTGACAGAAGTTCAGTCGGCGAACCAGGCTTTCTTTCGCAGGCATACCACGGGCATCTTCTACCTGCTCGCGCAAATAGTCAGGCTGAAAGGTATGCCCCATCGAAGGATTTGCTTTACCCCAGCATGATTCGTCTTTAAATGGATCGTCGCCTTCATCCAGCGAGCATATAAACGCAAAGAATGCATCGTTCTCACGTTGACCTGAAGCGACTTTTTGCCCGTACTGGTGATAGTCATAACAGACACTGGTTTTGTCGTGTCCACTGTTCGTGATCATGAAAATCAGCGCCTGTCGTCGGCCTTTTGTACCTGCACGCATCATTTCTACGGCGCGGTTGTCTTTGTGTTCATGAATCTCATCAATCAGCGCACAGTGCGGGCGAGGACCAGATTGTCCATCATCCGAACTGATTGGCCGGAAGAACGAACCGTTTTGCAGGAATGCCAGGTTCCACTCTTTACCAGCACCGCCTGACTTCTGGATTCGGGATAATAACGCAGGAGACTGATCGACCATCGCCACCGCATCACGAAACAGAATCATAGCCTGGTCTTTTTTAGTCGCTGCAGCATACACTTCCGCGCGCGGTTCCTTATCAGCCAACATGCAGTAAAGGCCTACGCCAGCAGCAAGCGGAGATTTCCCGGAGCCCTTCCCTGATTCAACATAGACCGTACGAAAACGGCGGGTTCCATTCGCTCTTTTCCATCCAAAAATCGAACCAACGATGAAACATTGCCAGGGAAGAAGTAAAAACGGCGCGCCTTCATGCTCACCGCCATTAAGTTTCAGCACCTGTGCGAAAAAATTAATCGCCCGGGTGACGGCGTCAACATCCCAAAACAGACCACGATTCTTCCCGTCTTTCAGGTCACGAAGGTGCCGGTTACATGCATGCCGAATATCGGGTCCTGCAATCACGTTTCCTTCTGAGACATCCATTGCATACTGTGTAGCTGGATCAACCGAAGAACTGGTTGAGCGGGTCTTCTTCTTTTTCTCCACCATCAACTTTCACCTTCGTTCTGGCGGCCGGAGTGAGACCGAATTCAACCAGGTAGCTTTTAAATCGACGATCGGCATCGGCAAGCATGGCAACCGCCGGATTTGCTTTAATCAAAAATCCCCCTTCAGTCTGCACAGTGTACGTTCGCCCCTCGTCGGCGATCGTGAGGCGTAGCTGCAGAATGTCGGCGTAAATATCACATAGACGTTCGAGCGCTAACGTATCGGCAATGGTCAAAATCCCCATACCATCCAGCAGAACGGTCAGTTTTCCCCATGCCACCTTCCCCCAGTCAGTGAGGTGCTCGGGTGGACTTGGTATTTCACGCGCCGGCGTGGGCTCTTTGTCGTTGAGTTTTCGTTTGCCCGGGTTGCCGGTTACCACTTTCAGGTGGGTCGGTTTCGGGCGTCGTCCTGCCATCGGAACCTCCCGGAAAAAAACTTTTCATTTCGCGGTTGTGTACAAAAAGGATGGGCGGCGGTCATTTGTGGTGAGGGGGGTGAACTTTTATCCCCCCCCCCTCCCCTGGTGGGAATGTCACACATGAGAAACGTTATTGTTTGAACCAGTGCGACGTAGGGTCTAGTGGGATGCCGCTCTCATCACAGCCGATGATTGAGCCCCTCTTCTCCATCCTCTGCTTCGTTGAGTCATGATGCTGCTTGCACAGTCCCTGCCAGTTGCTACGGCTCCAGAATAGCTTCTGGGCTTTGCTTATGGCTGCGGCATCACCGGAACGGAGCGCCTCTTTAAGCTTGTGGGGAGTGATGTGGTCAACTACCGTTGCTGCTGCCACCCTTCCCTGCTCCTGGCACATCACACAGAGTGGATGGGCACGAAGGAAGATAAGACGCTCTCTGTCCCATTTGCTGCCGTAGATACGTGGCTCTTTATTCACGCCAGCCTCCATGCTCTGCGACGCTCTGTTCGTGGTGCACAGTCAGGATGACACTCAACCGGTTCACCATCAGCATGATCAACCAGCGAGTAACACGGATAGACCACAGCGCCGCCATAAGCATCAGCGCGATTATGCGTTGTTATGGCAATGCCGATGCTTTCCACCGAATAGCAGACTGGCGCGTACGGAACACTATCTATAGTGACCTGCATAATTTCTCCAGTAAGGGACTATCAGAGGCGAATGATTACTTTATCGCGCCACCATTGATAATGATTATCATTTGCGATAAGGTAGCCCTGTCGGTTTTGCAGTGACCGATAGTTTTCTCTCCAATTCAACCGCCGCCTTCGGGCGGCTCTTTCGGAGCCATATGGTCGCTAAAAATAAAAAACATTGCCGACGAATAGCCCGTTCGTTCTTCAGCAAGAATGTTCCTGAACTTGTGCTTCAGCCACCAACACCGACTAGAACGTCGGAATATGTTTCGGTGACATCAGAAAAAGGCTCTCTGCTCATTCATCTGGTGCCTAAAGAAATTTATTGATATGTCAGGCTCACAGCTGAAAGACTCTCTTTGATTCAGGCGTGCGATGCGCATGGTTAAGGTCGTGCTATAGCGACTACTGTTTTTTTATCAGGGTGTTGCTTCGCTTTAACCCTGGTTAAGGTGAGCATTCAGCCCGTCAGTGGTGGGACACTGGCGCACTCAATAAAGAGGGATGGCTGATAACCTCTGTACTAGGAAATATAGATGGATCAACAAACTGCTTCACTTCTGCAAAAAATCGCTAAACTCGAACAGCAGATGGCAAAACAAGGTGCCGCCTCAAACTTTGTAATCACTCACATGATCAAGCTTCTCGATGAACAATCAGGCGATGGTCAGTTTTCTTCCAAACTCAGAGAAACGCTTTCACAGTCTCTGGATAAACTGAATCATAGTCAGTCAGGACCTATCAAGTCTGCCATCAACGAGTTGCTTCACCCGTCTATCCAAGAAATGTTCCAGCCGAAACCAGAGAAGTTCATTAAATAATGACAAGCGGCCTTCAGGCCGCTTTATTAATATCATCATTCACAACTCTGATGAGCTTTGCAGCAGTTTTTATGGCTTCACCCTCATAATATTCAATCGTACCACCCTCAATTTGAGAAATATAAACCTCCAGACTGAAGATGTTTAACATTGGTACCGCCATTGCCCTTACGCTCACGGTAGCATTAATAACATCACCGTTAGCGATGAAGGACGAAACTACTAACTCGTGGTTTTGTGACATTCTTGACTCCAGTAAATGTTATTTATGTTTAAACCAGACGCACTCTTTACCGATGCCTTCTGACTTAACACTGTGTGGATGCGTGGCCCGGTAACGATGCGAACGCCAAAATAGTTAGCGACGATGCCAAAGGCAATCATGCCCCCCACCAGGAATTGGTTGCCTTATCCGCTGTAGGCGGTATTGCTATTACTATGAGCCTACCCATGATGATGAAAACAAAAAACCGCCCGGATTATCTGTTTTATAAACCATATGTAATTCCTGCGGCAGGCTATATGAGCAATACATACGTTAATATTAAAGTTGGTATACCTAGCAAAAAAGTTGAAACCAGGAATGTAATAGCCAGCTTACTGTAACCCAGTCTTAACATGTAAAATGACTCTGCAAGAAGGATGAAGCAGAGGATTGGTGATAGGCCAATAAAAAAAGTTGTTAATGGCGAAGAATTAAGAACAGTTACCACCTAATCTATCCTTTTGAAGGGTTTGAATCACTCAAATTGCACTACGGCAGTTATGCCTGAAATTATTAAAAGTACAAGAAATAGAATCGTAAGCCTGCTCATCTTAAGCCCGTAAGATATCAGCGACAGGCTTAAGAAAACAACCACTGATATCAGGCTGGAAATGAAAACGAAATCGTTGAGGTCTTCACTGGAGATAAACATAAGTTTTGTATTTTCTTTTAATATTATGCAGTAATTGTACGTTTCACTTGTATTAAATTACTACATTCCAGACGATAAATCACTGCTTTTCAGCTTCCTGGTGACATCGCAACACACCACCTTACCCTCCTAATATCTGTGGATATACAGATTATCTTCTCTGCGGTAGGGTTATGAGCGCGGTAACTCACAACTACTATTTTCAGTGATATATGAAAAAAACATGATTAAAGCACAGAAGAACACAACAAGCATCAAATTGATTTAATTGAATATATTTCCATACTCATACAATGATTTGCTTCTGACTCAAGTTTTTTCTACCACTATTAGTTAACAGGAGCTTTCCGGAAACTCAAATTACCGCTACGTTTAAATAGCTTACCTGTGCAGCCCCGACTAATGCTCACAAGTAAGTTCTGTTCGCATTTTCCTTTGTGATATTTCACCTCCGTATACACCCCGTGATACGGAGTTTTTTTATGCGTTATCAGGCCCACCAGCAGGCGAGCTTTGTAATGATTAACAGTCAGCGTCTGGGCGCGCTACGGCACGACATGCCCACATACAGGCCTCCTGCATTTTGGTGCGTGCTATAGACAAGCTGCGCATTGCTTCATCAATCTCGCGAGCCTGCTCAGTACTTAACATTGCCGAGCCATTACGGACAGCCAACAATTCACCTCGCTCGGTATCAAGCAGGCTGCAGAAGTGGCGGCTGACACCCTTCAGGCTATTCGTACGTTGAATTTCGCCAGGCGATAGGGTTCTGTAGCCTTTGACGGTGCTTCCGTCCTGCGGTTTAGCTTCGCTCATTGGTTGCTCTCTTGTGGGCGGGTATGGAAACTTCCCCGCGATTGAATGGGAAATAAGAAGCATGAATTACGCCTGCTTCTGGCAGTTCGCCTGCCACGCTTTGTTATGCGCCAGGATGTCCTTCTTCGTCTGGCGGTCCAGCACATTCCAGTCGTGATCCGTTCCGTAGATGGGTTTAACCCAGTCGCAAGCCGTGTCCACTACCTCAACCCTTACGGGTCCAGTTGTCTCGCAGCTCGCGATCAACATCGTCGCCAGGCATATGGTTAACAGTCTGCTGTACATTGCTGGCCTCTTTCGTTGTCTCTACCCGGCGTTCTGCTGCTGCGACCGTTGCCGCTGCGTTATCTTCGGTACGCTGCTGGACTGCTTTGTTTTCGGCTTTATCCGTCCCGCGTGAATGACCAATGCCGAATGCGGCGGCGATGGCTGCTAGAAACGCAGCACCAAGGCCGATGATTAATTCCATCGTCATATAACCACCCGCTCCTTTATCCACCCATAAACAAAGGACTCGTTCGCCGGGCGCTGCTCTGCCAGCTCAAGGTAGCGTTGACCCTGGCTGCAATTCAGAGAGCGAAGCATGACAAGCTCCCCCTCTTTACCACGTCGGGCAAGGTAGCTTTTCAATGCGCTGATAGTTCGCGGACCGATAAAACCATCTGCAATCAGATCGGGGTAGAGGGCGCCCTGAATGTTGAAGACGTTAAGCCAGCGTTGGAACCATTTGGCCTGCACCGATGGGCCCATGTTTACGCCTGTATCGCAGAGTTCGGCAGCGATGTCTGGTGATACCTCAGAAACAAGGTCGAAGCGTGGCCCTGTCCAGTAGTCAGCAGTCAGGATATCCAGCGCCTGCTGGCGGGTAAGGTTGCGCATATCACCGTTATAACCGTGGGCGCGAGCTACGGCTTGCGTGATACCCCAGTTTGTTGGGCCGCCTTTGTCGTCGGGGTGATTAACGAACCCGCCCTCTTTGCCGAGGATGGCATTAAATATTTCGTCTTTGGTCACGTTGTGCTTTCCCCTGCGATTCTTGCGATGTTGCCCCTTGCTCGCCATACGGCAATGCAGACAACGAGATTAACAACAAGCTCTCCGTAGTCGACCTGCACGTAATCACCGTGCCAGATTCGGAAAGCGGTAAACGCTGGAGCGAGGATCAGCCCATACGCCAGAAACTCCATCAGACGGCGGCGCCGTAAGCTCCGCTTCCTGAAGAACATCAGGCGTATGCTGATGAGGATGCATGCAACAGCGTTAATGTTCAGGATCAGTGTTTGCCACGTCATTCTTCCCCCTTCAATCCGGGTAAGTCTCCCGTCTTCGAGCGCTTGAGAACGCGAAGCAGGACGGTGACAGAAACCGTTGAGGCCGCCAGCGCGCCAATGGCTGGAGAAACTTTCACGGCAACTGGCGGAGAGAGATGACTTAATGCCGCATTGATAAGCGCTGCGATTATTTCTGATGCTGTTCCAGCGCAGTAAACCCCACCGATAAATGAGATAAGCGCAAAGAGTATTTGCTTCCAGAGCTTGTGGTCCTCGCTGCTCAAGACGTAAAGAGCCGCCCCAGCTAGAGAGCAAAGCATTACAGCGGGTGTCGCTTCTGGAAACATCGTCGCGAAGGTGATTCCGGTAGTGCCGGCGGCCACGCCTGCCGTTACCGTTGCAGATATCGGTTCTGCGGACATTTAGCCCCCTCATTGCTGTGAATCCTCTCAATATGAGGGGAAGTAAGGCCGCCAAGCGAATCAGATTTAAAATTGAAACTCAGATATGGTGATCTCAATTGCATGGCGATAAAATAAACGGTCCACTATCGAATGGAGCGATTCATGATTTTTCTTCGAACAGAAAATGGCAGTGAAAAAGTTGACGATTGGGCGTTAATCACCTCGAGACCAACCTTTGTTGCCAAAATAGCAAAAGGCGATCATCAGTTTGAGGAGATTATTGGTTACTATAAATTTAAGGAAGAAATCCACTGCGGTTTAACAGGATGTAACCAGCCACATCAAATGGGTTACATCGTCAAAACCTCAAGCGGTATAGAAACCAACATCGGCAACAAATGTGGAAAAAACGAATTTGGAGTTGAATTTGGTGAAAACGTTCTCAGTTTTAATAAATTCATGCAACTCGAAACGAACCGAGAAATTCTAAGTAGCGCAAAAGATAAATGTGATTTATGGCAAAAAAACATTGAAGCACTACGAAGTATCAAACCCACTATTGATTATCTTTCGTTTGCTATTGAAAAAAGTAAAAACTCCAACTTTTCTGGCAGGCTTGGCGCTGCAGAAATCCGCCTTTTGGAAAAAACGCAGACTAGCGTTGTGACTCTTTCAGAAGTTGAAACAGATAAGAAGACCAGAACCATTCTTTTTGCGATGAATAAACATATGCGAGAATCCGGTGAGGCAACGAGTGAATACGACATGGGGAAAGTATCATTCAGCCACGTACTGTTACCAGAGAATAATCTTCGCAACTTATTTGTATCAATAAATGAAGATCTAAAAAATATTCGCGCCATTAGTCTATCAACAGCGCCGAGCCCTGAGATTGCTGAAGTTGCCAGAATCGCCGACACAATTGAAGAGCGGATCAAACAACTAAAAAACCTAAAACATCAAGCCGGCAAGTTCTTAACTAAAAAGAACCTAATGCCTATCGCCAATAAATTAAAATACTCCACGACAGCAGAAAATATTGAGTTTCAAAACTTTATGAGCTTTTTAAATTGGCTTAAATAATTAAAAAGCCCCGAAAGGGGCTTCTTGTTAAAATCTTTCAGGCGTTACTCCGCATGATTAGAAGCATACACGACAACTTCGGACAAAATCAAGCTTTGTGTTGCTAAAAACCTAAACTTTGCTGTTTTCTTCCCTTGTACTGGTTGCCCTCTGAAATTCATTAGCTGCTTTACCTTCCTCCTGCTGGCAGATGCTTACCAATATCTCCAGAAATGGCTTCCAGTTACGGGTCCATGTTCTCACGTGCAGATCAGGGACGCGCTTCAGTATGGCTTTATACGCCGCTGTAGAGGGCACCGCAGAGAATCCGTTTCCACTGCAGCGCTCACAGGTTTTAAACACCGGCGCGCCGCGCTCGCTTGTGGCTTTGCGGTCTAGCACCTCTCCTTTACCACCACACCGACAGCGAGCGCTGATTGTTCCCTTGCCTTCGCAAGCATCACAGATTGCAGGCACAACCTCTGTTACCTCTGTCCACTGCTCCCAGTCAGACGGACGAACGGCACGTGATCGGCTGGCCCAGTATGGCGCTTTACCCCATGGGTACGAAACCTTACGGGTGACCTGCTCGCGTGTTGTCCGTCCGATACCACTGCAGCTGTGACATGTCACGCTGGTAGCCGCCGAACGGGAGTAATCAGCAAAGGCAAATTGTGCCAGCATCTGCATACACCAACCGAACTGCCCACCAGCTGCTTTGCGAACATTCTTTGGTGCAGCGTCCATCGCAAATCGCGCCAGAGCCTGAACTGCGAGCTGTTCATCTGTTTTGCTGATTCCTGCTTTACCGAAGAACGCCGCCAGGCCGAACCGCGCACGGCTGCTGGTGGTGCCAATCGCCGCCATTACATCTGTTCCTGTAAGGCGGTCCGGAGAGGTTCCTTTCACGTCGTCGCTGATGTGCATTCCCTGAGGGCTGAAATGTTTGAGTGATGCTTCCAGTTTCATGCGGCCACCTGCTGTTTTTTATAGAAAACCAGCTCACGAACCTGATCTCCATTCATGAGCATATTGTTGAAATCATCGTGATCCGGCCAGTACACGCTAACGCGCTGCAGGTCGTTCTTTGCCCGGAGATTCGCATGAGCGCATTCACAGGCAGCGGCAAGACCGGTGGCGCTGTTCTCGTCACGGTCAGCAAAAATAATCAGATGCTTTACACCTGCAGGGACGCGAAATTTTTTCATAAACCCTGCCGTCATAGTTGCCCAGGTATTCACCTTGTAAATTTGATGTGCAGACAAGGCGGTTTCGATTCCTTCTGCGATGCCCAGCGTGCTTGCGACGGGGAACATTCGAATAGCGACCGAACGGGCATGCTCGAGATAGTTTTCATCCTGAAGTGATTTCTGACGCTTCACGCTGTCTCCAATGTCTGCCTTTTTCGCGCCATCCAATAAGGTCAGGTGCCTATAGCAAAGCTCGCCTTTGTCGTCGGTTGCTAATGCATAGAGAGACTGAAATACCTTTCCGTTGTGACGTTGGTGATCATTGAAACGAATGGCATCAGCAGGAAGCTGATGAATCCCACGCGCGTTGAGATAAGCAGCGCCAGAGGTCCCTCTCAATGGGGCCAACTTAGAGAACTTACTGAGCACCCTTTTACGCATACTGCCTGCGCTGCTTGTTTTGGGGATATTTTCACGGCGGAACGTGTTGCCGATCAGCTCATCGATTTCACGACAAACCTCGTTGAATGGTTTGCCCTGGGTTTCGGTCACTAGCTTCATTCCGTCGCCAAAGCCACAGGTGCAGATCCATGTTCCTGCGCCGTCGCGGTCGTCGATGCGGAATTTGCCAACCGAATCACACAGCGGGCACTTCCCCTTAAAGTGATTTTTACCGGTGATCGGCGGCAGTCCGTAATGTTCAAAAATCATGGCCCACTGGCCTTTTGCTGCTTCTACCGTTTTCATGCTCGTTTTCCTAACTGCTGTCTGATATCACTGACGCGATTAAGCGCCTGCTGAATTCTTTCCTGGGTAGGCTGCTCTTCTGCCTGTGCCTGCTGGCGCTGCTGAGCTTCGATTCGTTTAGCGAAGCTGATCAGCTTGTGCTTAATGAAGTTTGAGACTGTCGGAGTGATGTCCATCGGGTAATCGCTCAGGCCGTTCGGCCATACGCCAAAACGTTCGCGGAAGGTGTGAGAACACCAGGCATCGCTGACAGGCTTTTTCCCCAGCGATACGCGCTGGCGTTGATAGAATTTGATCTGACTCCACCAGGCTTGTTTCTCTTCCTTCGTCGGCTGGCGCTGCTCGCCCCCAAGTTTTTTGAGTTTTCGCCCGGTGTCGGTATCAATGTCCTCACCGGCCAGCGGCTTGTGGCCACATTTTGGGCAGACATAGACGCCAGCAGGCTTCATGAAGTGGCATTGTGAGCATTCGTGAGGCAGCTTTTCTGCTCGTTCCTCAGCTGCGCGGCGCGCGCCCTCCTCCATCCCGTCTGATTTACCCGGAAGATCGTCATATTCGATAGAGTCCGGATAACCCAGGCGGTGCACGGTGCCGCTGTGATCGAAGATGAGGCAGGACTCTTTACCCGGTGCGGTGCGCAAGCCACGCCCGAGCGCCTGCAGCCAGCGAATTTCGCTCTTTGTTGGCCTGGCGTAGATGATGCAGCGAACATCGCTGTCGAACCCGGCAACCAACACGCCCACACTGACGATGATTTTTGTGGCGCCAGTTTCGAAGCGGTGAATGATGGTTTGGCGTTCTTCCGCAGGCGTTTCTGCAGTCATAACCTCTGCATTTATGCCAGCTTGGTTAAACTGAATAGTCAGAAAATTAGCGTGGTCTACGTTGACGCAGAACGCGATTGTCGGCAGATCCCGGCCGTTCTCCAGCCAGTTTTGGACGATATCGCCCACCAGCGTTGAGCCGCACATGATCTCCGCCAGCTGCGCCTCGTTGTAGTCGGTACCGTACTGCAGGGACGGAGAGGTTTTAACCCCTTTCAGATCCGGCTTTGTGGGCGCGTAAAATTCGTATTTGCTGAGGTCGCCGCGCTGGATCAGCTCGCCGATGGTGGTTGGCTTAATCAGTCGGTCATAGTATTTGCCCAGGAACGGGGAAAACGGTGTCCCCGACAGCCCGATCACTTTCACGCCTTTTTCGCGCAGGCGTTCGATATCCTGCAGGATGCGTTTTTTTCGCAGATGTGCTTCGTCGATAATCAGCAGATCGATATTGTCAGGGAACACGCGACGAATAAGCGTATCGGCGCTGGCGATTTGTATTTTGAGGGTAGGATCGTAGTTTGGGTGATCCGCCCAGACATAGCCGATTTCATCACCCGGCAACCCATACTCCACAAAACGCTTTGCGGTTTGGGTTATGAGGATCTGGTACGGCGCGCAAAACATTACACGCATGCCACGACTGACGAACCCAGCAACGATGAAGGCGGCCAGTCCTGTTTTGCCGCTGCCCGTCGGCGAGTACACCATGAAGGTTTCTGTATCCTTCCAGTTACGGCGCAGCTGGTTAAGTGCTCGTTCCTGTGCAAAATTCGGTGTGATCGTCAGCTGCATTGTGCGGACCCCGCGGTGATGAGATAATAATTCTGTGATGTGGTTTTCATGGATTCCCCCTCACATGGCTGGTGGCCTCCCCAAAGGCTGCCAGCCTCCCTTCTGATTCAGCTCCCCTGAAAAATCACTCTTCCAGAAAGAACCCTTTTTGTTTCTCAGCGTCTGAGCGCCTTGTACTGGTTTGCTGATACGGGCGTTTTTTAATTGCGCCCTTAAGACAGTGATCTACTTAACCAATGGATCTCTCCTGTTGGAAAAGACCCTATTCCTACCCCTACACCCAATCCCCCCTTACCCCCCTTTCCCTCTTCCCCATAAAAACGTACTACTTACCTAGTACATACGGGGAATTGAGTTAGTGGGCTGCCAACCTGAACAGGCACCTTTAAGCCTGTTTTTGTCCGGGTACCTTTAAACCCGCAACAATCAGGAACGCGGTGGCGTTCCGGCCAGGGGTGGTTCGGCGGTATACCCCTGTAAAGCCCTGCCGTGATTTCTCACAAACAGACGAAGCCGCATATTTGCTTCATGCCTTGCCCGGTTCTCCTTGCGGTATGAAACGGGCTCGGCTTCGAACGATTCCTGATACACAGCTGCATAACGCTGAATGGCTTTTTGTCGTGCTGCTGGCGTCAGACTCAGTAACTGCTGCTTGATCCAATCGGCATCGGCCTGGCTAAAAGCCCCGGGCAAATCAACCGGTTGATAATCAAATGCCATATCACTGTTCTTTCTCTGGCTTTGGGAATAGCTCCGGCAAGTCAGGTCTGATTTGATATGCAGCTATTTGGCCACTGGCCGCAGCCACAATTTTCAATACATGCTCGGCCTTAACTTTTTTCCCATGACGCCATTTCCAGACCGTTGCTTGCGATACACCACACTGCTTTGCAAGCGCCCCCTGGCTTCCGGCACATCTGATTGCTATATCGATAGGCTCTGAAATCATAAAACCCCCTTAGTAATTAAATATTACTTTAGCGATTAAGGTGGTTACTTGCAAGGATGCCAATTACTTTTTGACTTGATTCTTCATTTGGTCTAAATTTTTAACAACTTTTGGAGTAATCACTATGTCGAACAACACTTTTGCAGATAGGCTTACGGAAGCCATGAGAGCGGCGGGAATGACTCAAGCATCCCTGGCTAAATTGGTTGGGATGTCGCAATCAAGTATTTGGAAGTTAACGTCAGGCAATGCCTCTGGCTCGCGCAGAACAGTAGAGTTAGCAAAAGCTCTGAATGTTCGACCTGAATGGCTTGCTTCAGGTGAAATGCCAGTAACCGATCAATCTTCTGAGCTGTTGCCCATGAAGGTAGTGGCGCCTGTTAGCACCGGCGCTTACAGGGTTGACTTGCTGGATATACAGGCGAGTGCGGGCCCCGGCACATTTTTGTCTTCTGAGTTTATCGAAACCATTCGCGCCATTGAGTTCACAGAGGAGCATGCCAGAAGCATGTTTGGTAACCGGCCAGCCTCCGCAATAAAAGTGATTACAGTCAGGGGCGACAGCATGGAGGGAACCATTGATCCTGGTGACTTTATCTTTGTTGACACAACGGTTAATTACTTCGAAGGGGACGGAATCTACGTGTTTGTTTTCGGTAAAACCATCCATATAAAACGACTACAGATGCAGAAGAACAGCTTGGTTGTCCTATCAGATAACAAGCTCTATAGCTCTTGGCAAATTGATGCCACTGATGAAGATCAGTTCCACGTTTTAGCGAAGGTATTAGTTAAGCAATCTGCCGCGATCAAACGCTTTGCCTAACCCTCCAATTTATCGAACCAGACCGCTTAGGCGGTCTTTTTTTTGCTTATCAAACAATAAATTACTTTACCCATTAAAAATAAAATCACTTTAGTGGTTGACCTTTTCAGTGTAACGATCCATCCTTACTACAACTTAAGTAATTAAACAGCATTCTTAATTACTTAAATCACTTAATGTAGGAGGCAGCATGGAAACCCAGAAAACAGTTCAATTAGACCGCCTTGAAACAAGCGATATGCTGATGAGCTGGTCACACGATTTACGCTGTTGCTCTGCTTCTTTATGGCTATTACTTGAAATGATGGTCAGCCAGGAAGAAGAACGTGAGCATGCTCTTATAACTCTGGTCGTTAAAACACTGGAAGAAGTTAACGACAGAATTGCAGATTTCGATACAAATAAACTTTGAAATTAATTTATCAATAAACGCCTTTATTGGTGCGAACAAACTCACCTTGAGAAATATCTTATGAAAAAAAATAAAGTTATTCAGTTGCCAGAAGTTAATCGCACATATCGCAATCCAGCCGATCTCTATATTGATGACGCAGCAAAAACCGCAGAAGCTGCAAATAAGTACGCTCAGGAATTGCGCGCTGAATTTATAGAATTACTCATGCCAGCAATAACACGCACCGACGTACGCATTGCGGGGCGTTTTACATCACTCATTAATGAACTGTGCACCATGACTTACATGACAAATAAAAACCTAAACAAGAGAAAGCAGCCATGACATTTATTAAAGATAGACACGCCTACAGAACAGCAATTTTAATTATTAGTAATTACGGCAATGATTATTATCACATTGCAAACTTATTTATGCGAAAAGCCTATGGAGCATAGATTATGAGTAAACGAACTCCAACGACGGTAAATGCTCGTAACTGGACAGCGCAGGAAATGAGTGTGCATGCCGAGCAGTTGTATTACTTGCTTCAAACAATTTCTGAGAATTTCTTAAAAATGGAAGATGCTCAGCGCTTCGCATTGATTGAAATGGCCTGGAATCACTCATCGGATATTAACGCATGGTTTGGGGCGAACGAAAACAATGATGGATAATTTAATCAACACCTACCGACGCAGAATTTTAAAGGCAGCGTTATTACGCCACCAGCGTAAAACGGGCAGTAACTGCCTTGTTATTAAGCTCAACAAAGGTGGTATTAACACGGTCGAGTTAACAGAGATTCTTCTCGATGGATTATTGCGAAAATTCGAAAGGCTCGCGATCAGTGAGTACGGGAATGTCGAAGGCGTAAAAGCTATTAAGGGAATTTACAGCAGCGCTGTTGATGTTAATGGCAGCGGTGAATTCCTTACGGATAGCGGAAAGGAATTAATCGACGAGCTCATTTCCGAGCTGGTTGAGTTCGTCAAAAAGCAGAAACCAGTTAATGCGGAGATCGGCAATGGCTAACCAACAAACAATGCTCTATCAGGGTGTGCTGCTCCCCCGACCCGTGTTGAACGTGGATTTGCATGTCCTCCCTGATTTTACCGGGCGGGTAGTCCTGCACATCAAGAACGGGAGGGTGATATGCGACCGCCAGCTGTTCGACGACGAGCACATTTGCTCACTGGCCACGTTTATCGAAATGGCGCGCGAAATGGAGCTGAGATTTGAGGAGGTAGCTGGTGGCACTGACAGCGATACGAATTCCTGAGTGGGTTCACCTCAAAGCAGCACACGTTTTAAGCCAGTTCAGAGCAAGACGCATTCACCCCTGCCGTATGCACGGCTCCGGTAATTTGAGCCTCAAGGTTAATCACCGCTGGAGGCTACTCTCCCGCGATGGCGGAAAGAACTGGGAAGTAATGAGTCACGAACGATACAGCAAAGTTAAGGACCGGAAATGAACGATAAACGCACCGTAAGCATGATTGACCTGGCATTACAGAAACACGATACGCCAGTTGGCCCACTGTTCGTGGCAGTACGTCACGGTCGTATCAAAAAATGCTTCACGCAAGATACAGCGATCCGCTATCTGGCTTTCTTCATGACCACCGAGGCTTTTGAGCGTTCAGGTTTTCCGCAGCGTCACCCGCGGGTGCGTATTGATCGCGATGACAGGGAGGTATGGCGAGACGGGGAAACAAAGGCTGAGTATCTGGCCGCCCACCAGCGTTGTGTTCGCCGTCTGCGTCGCATCCTGGCGCGCAAGCGAGAAATGGAGAAATGGTGTGAGAAATGGGACGCGATGCATGACCGATTCGTTAAAGCAGTTGAAGCACTACAGGCAATTAGACCAGGAGGAGTGTATTGATGATTGCTTCAGCATTTACTCCGGAGCCGACATCAACAGGCATCCGCTTTGGTAACCGTGTCATAGGTTATTCCGTCGCGGTTCGCCAGCTCGACAATGGCAACTATGACAAACGAATTCCGGATGGATTAGAACTGCTGGCTTGCGTGATGGAAGCGATTGAAAGCGGCTGGTTTACCCCGGGCATCGAGAAAGAAATCATCATTTGGCGTTGGATGCTTGTTGCCGTCTTCATTACCGAGGAGCAGGCAAAGAACGGCACGGTTGAGGTTGCCAACGATTCTGGAGGATTTGACACCGCAGTTATCTACTCAGGACAGCACGGTTCAATCAGTGTTTATCCTGCGCCAGAGCGGTTCGCACTCGCAAGCCATGTGGAAGGGTTAGCCATTGAGAAATACGGTCAGGAACTCGGCCAGAAGATGGCGCTGCGCATGTACCGGGACATGTTAGATACGGACGCTGAGGACGGGCTTCGACTCTCAAAGATAGGGCGGGAGGGTTTCAATCTCCTGCATGACAGCTTCATTGAACAGATTCAGAAAGAAGGTATGCCTGACATGCCGGTTATGCACTGAGGAGGACGAAAATGAACACTGTAACGATCAATAACAAACAGCTGCCGGCAGTTGAATATCACGGTCAGCGCGTTGTGACGCTGGCGATGATTGATGAAGTCCACCAGCGACCGGAAGGAACCGCGCGTGCAGCATTCAACCGAAACCGTGAACATTTCATCAACGATGTGGACTATGCCGAATTAGGTGCGGACGTAATACGTACGGACCTTCCGGAAGGGACATTCTCAAAATTTGCACCATCTGGGATTGTGCTTTTCGAGTCTGGTTACCTGATGTTGACGAAGCCATTTAACGATGATCTTGCCTGGCAGGTTCAGCGCGAACTGGTTAACAGCTATTTCCGCACTCGCGCGCCGCTGACGGAAATTGAGATGATCGCAGCGATGGCCGCCGACGCCGTTCGCCAGCAGAAACGCCTGAATCATGTTGAAGAGCAGATCGAGACGGTGACCGAAGCTGTGGAGAACATCAAACGCGGGACCATGCGCGCCGGTTATGTCGGTTACCGGCAGGTGGTTGCTAAAAGTGGAATGAGTGACGCTAAGTGCCGAAATCTGGTCAATGCCTACCGCATCCCGACAGACACGCACGAATTTATGACTCCGGACGGGCTGTTGTCACGCAGAGCCATCGTCGAAATGGAGCCGTTTATGGCCGCGTTCCGCCAGATGATGTCAGAAGCTGAACCGCGCGGCACCCGCTGGTATCACCCTAAAATGGGCCTGTTCCAGGCGATTGGGTGGGAGGATAAATAATGCATAAGTTCTTCGTCGAGACAGAGAACCTGAACACTGTCAGCGATTGCCTGCAGCAGCTTGTTAACGCAGAAGAAGCGCAGCTCAGTATCGAAGAGCAGCTGGCGAGATCGAACAGCAGCAGCGAATGGAGCGCATGGCGGAAAAAGGCTGAAAACGCGCTACGGGTGATCAAAGGTAAGCGCCGCATCATCACAGTTCGTCTGGCTGTCCTGCGCCATGAGGAGAAGGAACGCAACCTGCAGCTGCACCAGCAGCACAATGACTTTCTGGTTCAGGCTCTTCGCGAAATTGTAACGCCCTCCTCTTTTGCGCGGTGCGTGCGTCTGGCTAAAGAAAAAGTGGAGGAGATCCATGCAAACCAGTGCTGAAATCGTTCTTCTGGTGCCGAATGACTGGGTTAGCGAAAAGGTTCTGATTGCGGTTACCGGGCTCAAGCCCGGAACCATCACCCGCGCCAGAAAAGAATCCTGGATGCTGGGCCGCGAGTACCTGCACATTTCACCAGATGGTAATCCCAAGCCTTCGAGCGAATGCATGTACAACAGGAAAGCCGTTGATCAGTGGATCGAGGCGCAGAAAAAAAATCAACCAGGTGCGAAGACAGCATGAAAAGCAGTACACTCGTCCACGCTCCTGGACGTCAGGAGGGATCAATGGCTAATGCATCATACCCGACAGGCGTCGAAAACCATGGCGGCTCACTCCGCGTCTGGTTTCTGTATAAAGGCAAACGTGTCAGGGAAAACCTCGGAGTCCCTGATACAGCCAAAAATCGCAAAATCGCCGGTGAGCTTCGTTCTTCGGTTAGTTTTGCGATAAGAATGGGGAATTTCGACTATGCGGAAAAATTCCCAAACTCACCGAACCTTGCCCGGTTCGGTCAGGATAGTAAGGAAATTACTGTGCTGGAGCTTACTGAAAAATGGTCAGAGCTGAAGAAGATGGAAATCAGCTCAAACACCATGAGTAGGTACGAGTCCATCATAAAAAACATGCTTCCGCGCATCGGCGAAAACAAAATGGTTTCTGCGGTTACCACTGAGGATTTGCTGTATGTGAGGAAGGAGTTGCTGACAGGTTTTCATGTGATGAAGAAGGATCACCGGACGCAGGTAAAAGGTCGGAAGTCGTCCACGGTGAATAATTACATGATGCTGATGGCCGAAATCTTCCAGTTTGGAGCTGATAACGGCTACGCAGAGGAAAACCCGTTTAGCGGAATTAACCGCCTCAAGAAAGCGAAGGGTGAGCCAGATCCACTCACTACAGACGAGTTTATCCGGTTTGTCCAGGCGTGCGGTCACCAGCAGATGAGCAATCTCTGGTCACTGGCAGTCTATACCGGAATGAGGCATGGGGAGTTGTGCGGTCTGGCCTGGGAAGATATCGATCTGCATGCCGGGACCATCACTGTGAGGCGCAACCTTACCCAAACGGATGAGTTCACCCTGCCAAAAACCGACGCAGGAACTGACAGGGTGATTTATCTCATTCAACCAGCTATTGATGCCCTTATGAATCAGGCCCAACTGACGCGCCTTGGCCGGCAGTATGAGGTTGAAGTGAAATTGCGGGAATATGGTCAGTCAGTCATACACCCCTGCACTTTCGTTTTCAGCCCTCAATGCGTCAAACGTGGGCCACGCAGAGGATATCATTACGCGGTTAATTCGATTAATAAAATTTGGGGCCCGATAATCAAGCGCGCCGGTATACGGTACCGCAACGCGTACCAGTCACGACATACCTATGCGTGCTGGTCATTGTCAGCCGGTGCGAACCCAAACTTTATAGCAACTCAGATGGGGCACACCGATGCACAGATGGTTTACAAAGTGTATGGAAAGTGGATGTCAGAGAAGAGTGCCGAACAGGTTTCTCTTCTCAACCAGGCGCTTTCACGCTTTGCCCCATCACTGCCCCAAAGCATGTTAGTAGCGCAGTAGAAAACCTTAGATTCAAGTGGTTAGCAGCCCTATTGCTACATTTGTATAACATGGGGCACAAAATGCCCTCGACCATAAAGACAGGTTATGTTGTGATCGGGGTTCAATAAATCACTAAACAAGGTATACTCCGGAGTTGTTTATTGTACTAAACGCTCCTGTGAGAGGATGCTACTGCGCACCTATGACTCAATTCGCTTCTCCTGTTCTGCATACGTTGCTGGATACCGACGCGTATAAACTGCATATGCAGCAAGCCGTTTTCCACCATTATTATGATGTCCACGTTGCGGCGGAATTCCGCTGTCGGGGCGACGACTTGCTGGGTATCTACGCAGATTCCATCCGTGAACAGGTCGATGCTATGCAGCATCTGGCGCTGCAGGACGACGAATATCAGTGGCTTTCCGGCCTGCCCTTCTTTAAAGCTGACTACCTGAACTGGCTGCGCGACTTCCGCTATAAGCCGGAGCAGGTCACCGTCACGAACGATAATGGCAAGTTGAACATTCGCCTCGAAGGTCCGTGGCGTGAAGTGATCATGTGGGAAGTTCCCCTTCTGGCCGTGATCAGCGAGTTAGCCCACCGCTACCGTTCGCCTGAAACCGGCGTTGAGCAGGCGGTAGCCTCGCTTGAAAAGAAACTGGTTGAGTTTTCAACGCTGACCGAAGAGCTGGATATGTCCCGCTTCCGCCTGATGGATTTTGGTACACGCCGCCGTTTCTCCCGCGAGGTTCAGCAGGCTATCGTGAAGCGCCTGCAGCAGGAACCGTGGTTTGTGGGCACCAGCAACTACGACCTTGCCCGACGTCTTGATCTGACGCCAATGGGCACCCAGGCGCACGAGTGGTTCCAGGCACATCAGCAAATCAGCCCTGACCTGGCGAACAGCCAGCGCGCCGCACTCGCCGCATGGCTTGATGAATATCCCGATCAGTTAGGTATCGCCCTGACCGACTGTATTACGATGGACGCGTTTCTACGCGACTTCGGCCCTGAATTTGCTGAACATTATCAGGGTCTACGCCATGACTCCGGGGATCCCTTCGAATGGGGCGAGAAAGCCATTGCCCATTATCAGAAGCTCGGTATAGACCCGATGAGCAAAGTACTGGTCTTCTCTGATAACCTCGATCTGGCGAAAGCTGTCGACCTCTATCGTCAATTCTCTTCCAGGGTTAACCTAAGCTTTGGTATCGGCACCCGTTTGACCTGCGATATTCCTCAGGTAAAACCGCTAAACATCGTCATAAAACTGGTGGAATGTAACGGCAAGCCGGTCGCAAAACTCTCCGATAGCCCAGGCAAAACTATTTGCCACGACAAAGCATTCGTTCGTGCATTGCGTAAAGCGTTCGATCTGCCGCAGGTCAAAAAAGCCAGCTAG